TTCTGAAGCAGAAGCGTCTGCGATAACTGTAGATAATGAAATTACTTTAGGTAATTCTTCAATAGATAAGTTTCGTATCCCAGGTATTAACTTTGTAATTAAAGATTCTACAGCAACTGAAGATTATATTTTAACTGTTGATGGCAGTGGTGAAGCTAGTTGGGAAGCAGCTGGCGCCGCCGGTATTACAGGTTTAACTGGCTTGGTAGAAAATAACTCCATTTGGCTTGGTAGCGATCCTTCTAGTACAACCAGCACGGCTAGTTATAACGTAGCGTTTGGTGTTGGTGCCTTAGATTCAATCACAACTTCGGATTATAATGTGGCGATTGGCTATGGCGCGTTAACTACGTTAACTACTAGTTCTGGATACAATACCGCGGTTGGCTACAACGCGTTAGTGGACCAAACGAGCGCAACAGATACGACCGCAGTTGGTTCACGTTGTCTCGAAAATTTAACGACCGGAGCCTACAACGTCGGATTTGGAGAGCGGGCGGGTGGAAATGGAACCACAGGTAGCCGGAATTCCTACTTCGGTACGTGGTGTGGGCAAAATGATTTTGGATCTGACAATACGGCGATAGGCTACACAGCGGGTTATTACAGAACTGCAGCTGGGGTACAAAATGTGTGTGTCGGGGCAGAGGCGGGTATGGGAGTAGCCAATGTCACGGTATCATCGGCATCCAGCGTATTTGTAGGCTATCGGGCAGGTAAAGGGATCACCACTGGAGACAATCAAATCATCATAGGTTCTGAAGCAACAGCGTCTGCGGTAACTGTCGACAATGAGGTCACATTAGGAAATAGTTCCATCGCCACTTTGAGATGTCAGGTGCAAACAATTTCAGCTCTTTCAGATCGTAGAGATAAAAAAGATATTGAAGAATTGCCGGTCGGTCTTGATTTTATTAATGACCTGAAGCCTGTCAAATTTACTTGGAACATGAGAGATGGTGCAAAGGTCGGAACTCAGGAAGCGGGGTTCGTCGCACAAGACCTTGATAAATCACAACAAGATGCAGATGCGGAAGATTATCTTAGTCTTGTTTTAAAGAATAACCCTGACAAACTTGAAGCATCTTATGGAAAACTCGTACCTGTATTAGTCAAGGCAGTGCAAGAGCTTTCACAACAAGTAGAAGAATTAAAGGAGCAATTAAATGGCTGAAAAAACAGCAGAAAAAATTGCACAGCACTACTCTGCTGCAATGGATAGTGTCAATCTTATTAATAAGGTAGTCGCTGATCCTGACGATTATTCCAATGATCCAAAAGTGTTGGAGCGGAATGTGACCCATCTTAAAATCGCAAAAGAATGGGACTTTTGGACTGACGAGGATATGACACCTTTCGACAATGCTATTGTAGCAGGAGGTGGTTAATGGCACTTACAAAAGTAAGTAGTTCTTTTGTCTCTGATAATTCGATAGGTTTAGCACACCTAAACAGTGGAGTTGATGGGAATCTTCTGACATGGGATGCAAGCGGGAACCCCGCTTATGTTGTAACTGGTACATCTTCCCAGATTCTTACATCAAATGGCGCTGGAGCCGCGCCAACATTCCAGACGCCAGCAGTAACGACTGGTATAATCCAGAGAGTGGTGACCGAGGTCAGCGCTGCCAGCGTGACGAGCGTAGCCATCCCGTTCGATTCCACGATTCCACAGATCACAGAAGGCACTGAAATTGCCACCCGAAGCATCACACCCACGAATGCATCTAACATACTCGAGATAGAGGCCATCGGGAATTTTGTTGGTCAGGGTACAGCCGGCGGGTATCAGACTACGGCACTTTTTGTTGATTCTACCGCGGATTCAATCGCTGTCACAGCGGGCACGCCGGAGGGGTATAATACGCCCAGCTCTCCGTTGCGCTTGTGGCATCGGCTTGTCGCAGGCTCTACATCAGCGCGTACATATAAGGTTCGTGTTGGGGCGAATACTGGTGTTGTCTCAATTAATCAGTCGTATGGATCAGGTGTGACGCTCGGTGGGGTGTCACGATTCTGGCTAATCGTAACGGAGATAACGGCATGACTGATAACAATTTAGTTCCAGGAGCCTATTATCAAATTCATAATGAGCAGGGCTGGGCAGTCGTCGACAATGTAATTGTCCAGCGACCAGCTCATCGCACGGACGAAACTGCCGATCAGATTGCGGAGGTTGTTGCGCAATACCAGACGTGGCTCGCGGACAATCCGCGATGAATGATCCACGTGAAATTGGTGATTTAGCTGCAGGAATAACAGCAGCCGCATCATTACTTTCATGGCTTCCAGAGATTGCAGCTGGGTTATCAATCCTTTGGTATTTATTTAGATTCGTTAGTTGGGTAATTAAAAGATGACCCGTACTATTATTTTTTCCACCATAATAGTGGTTTTTTTATTACTGTCTTTTGGTGTCCAGAGCCAAGTTAATGTATGTGGTGAATATACCAAAATTACGAATCGTCTTAAAACTGTGCATGGAGAATTTCTCCTTGGACGCGGGATCGATGGAACGAATAGAATAATTGAGATATATGGAGGGCGTAATGGATGGACAATTTTAGTTGTAGATGTTCAGATGAACGCGTGTATAGCATCGGTTTCGACCCCAGGTTACCCTTGGGAAGTAATCACTCCACTGCCAGCGCCGCCACCGATGACGAATAAAAAGTAATATCCTGGTAAAATTTTATGGACTGGGATAGTTTAATACCTGTAGCGGGAATGATAGCTAGTATCATAGCCGCAGCTGCTGTAGCTAGACATCAAATACGTGTATTAGAAATGGATACACGTAAGCTTGAGACACGTCTAGATTCTCAGGATATTAGAATAGATAAATTAACAACAGCTTCAGAAATGATAGATCAAAGAACTTTAACTTTTAAAGGTATCCTTAGTCCTGCCAATCTTGAAGCGAGAACACGTCAGATAGAATCTATACGTAAAGATGTCGAATGGATTAAACGTAATTTAGAATCTACCTAACTAGGAGATATGATATGGCTCTTATTAGAATCCTTCTTTTACGATTGCGTGAACCTAGTACTATGGCAGGGTTGGGTGCTATTCTTGCTGCTATTGGTATCAACATCCCCGGAGATATGATGCAGCATATTGTTACTGGTGTCGGTGCTCTTGCTGGTATCGGTGGTATGCTAATGAAAGAGAAGGGTGACAGTTGATTGGTTGGATCATCGGTATCGGTGTTATCGCATCTTGTGCTGGGGTCTTTGTTATCGCATCTAGATTGCAGCGTGCGAAACAAATTGCTGCGACTGAAGAAGCTCGGAAGAGGATGCTTGCTATCCGTGATAGTACCTCTTCCGATACTTCTGACAGGATGCGTGACGGAGATTTTTAGTGGTGTCTCTGCTGCTGGTACGTTGGGTTCTGCCTACTTTGGCTACCTCTCCAAGGAAAAGGGGGAGCCTGTTATTGTTACGCCAGACCTTGAAGACTATAGCAAAGATATCCAGAGCATGGCGAGTACTGAACTTAAAACCATGTTGCCTCCCTGCCCAAGGGAAGGGGTAGCTAAAGATTGTTCAGTGGTTCATCGTATGGTTATAGATTACGGTGATCTTCGTAGGAAGATTAGAGCAAGCAAGGATGATGATTAATTATTAGCTAAGCTCATCATCACTATCTACATAATTAATAGTGATCTTAGCTGAAGGCATTGATGGTCCTTCTAAGGCCGATATATATTCTCCTACATGTTTCAAGGTAGGAAAACTAAAATAACTAGATAGCATTCCATTTTCATCGGGCTCTCTTAGTCTTATTTTTAAGATTATATCAGACATAATTTCCCTCCTGTTATATTGAAATCGGCGGTGACAAGCATGCTCCGCATGTTCTCCACTTCCGTGCCTGTCTTGGTTTGCTGGGTTGCGCCGTCAACCCCTGACTCATGAGGTATGCTTCACATGTCGGGAAGCACCTCTAGTGGGCGGGTTCTTAAAAGGGGATGTCGTCGTCTAATGGATCGTCCCTGCTATCTTCAACTAAACCTCCACGCATATCACTTGTGGCTGTTCCGCCTTCGGCGTCACTCCATCCCTTGCCTCTTGCTTCAATCTGAAGGTGTCCATTGAACGGGGGGAGTATCACCTCGGTCATGTACTTGTCATTACCGTTGGCGTCTTTATACATGCGTGTCTCTGATTTGCCTTGTAAGTATATGCGTGTTCCCTTTTGTACGAACCGTTCGACAACCCCGACGAGATGCTTATCCTTTACAACAACATTGTGCCATTGGGTTTTCTCTTGTTTTTCTCCGTCTTTTTTCCAACGCTCTGTAGTCGCAAGTGAGAACTTGCCGATCTTATCTCCGCTTGGGAATGTGTGGAACTCTGGTTCCTTACCTACGTTCCCCATTAATGTGATTTGATTAAGGTCCATTTATTCGCCCTCGTTAAGTTGATTGTCAGGGAACTCGTCCCTCTTTTTCTGCATCGCAGTAGACATACGTTGCTTTTCTGCTTTGTCTGTTACTGATTTAAAATCAGGCATCACTTCTTCCCTCATAGTATTCATTTCTTCCGCCGTCTTGCATGCTTCAATCTTCTTGATAACTTTGTCAGCTATAGGTCTATCATCTTTTGCTTTAAATTCTTGCTGCATTTTTTGGACATACTTAACATCGTCAAATTTGCCAAGGAACACATCTGCATTAAAGCCTAGATAAGATAGACACTTAGTTATTCCATCTGTTGTTGCTTTCTTGAATGCGTCGGTGTCCTTCCTAGTTTCCTGCTTGTCACTATATAAGCTGGCCTGCCCCCATTGTTGGATGCCAGGTCTTGTGAGACGTTGATGATGATCGGCTACGTCAGTTAGTATTGGGTGTTCTTTCCAATAGGCAGTGCTATCTACCCATAAGCCTATGAGTATGGCGATATCATTTGTCACTGTGTATTCAATCTTCATTACTTCCCAGCCCCACCCTATTCCTGCTGGTCCAAACTCTTCGGTCGCATCCATTACCTGTGTATGTGGATCGATGGCTGTAAAGCCACCTCTCATTGGGACTGGCTTTGTATGTTTAGGGTTAGTCTTAGATACTCTGTCCCATAAAAGCATGTTGTTATCTGTCATTTTGTTCCCTCTTTTATTTCAGTAATATAGACGTTGTTATTTTTCCTACGTTTAGCAACGACACCATGTCCTATTGCTAGAGAGACATCGTCCTCTACTAGTTTGCGTAATCCTTTCTTGGCTTTTGCATGTATGCTGTGTGCTTCTTTGTTAACCTTAAAGTCTTCAGCAAGTGAAGCCCATTCATTGTTCCCTTCCATATTTACCTTCACCATATCTTCTAAAGTGCGTGTTGTTCTTTGGGGTGTGTGATCATCTGGTGGGGTATTGCTTGTTACATGCCACCAGAATGCTTCTTCTGTTTTGATTAGATGCCTGGTGTCTTCTTCACTTAGCTCCCAAACTATGGGGTCACCCCATTCATTCCCATAGATGGGGGAGATAATGCAGACAGTACATCCACATACCATTGCGTTATGTGTTAGCTGCCAATAATATTTTTTAAACAGATAGCTTTCATCTGCGTATGCATTGGTATGCTTGGCATCAACGACGCAACGATGGTTGTATTCATCTATCTCCCAATACCCTAATGCATCAGGCATGCACCGCACTGGAATTCCATCGCTACCGTTTGGCACTGTTTGGCTTGTAACAAATTTTGTATGGGGTGCACCTGTAATTGTCATATCTTCAAGACGAGAATGTTTCTCTAACCAATAAAGATTTAGTTCTTCAGTAACATTACCTAGTTGCACACGGAAGATATCAGTTAGGTTGTCATCTTCTTTCTGCTCTGTCTTTACCAGCCATAGATCATGCCAATCACCTTCCATGATTTTAGTTGCGTCACTACCTCCAATGCCAAGCAATCGTCCAGCTTTTTGTTCCGGTGTTAATCCTATATGAAGCGCGTTTGTTAGAGATAACTGCATTACTTTCTACCCCTCAATTTTGATTGCATCACTGCGAACCTGCCTCGTGCTAACTTGCGTTCAAATAATTTTTCCAAGGCATACTCTCTTAGCTCCACTGGTTTGGGGAACCATTTCTTTGTAAGACGTATATGTTTTAGAGTCATGCGAAGCAGGTCTTCGGGGATATCTTCTATTGCTTCAAGATAAAACTTAGCTATGACATCCCAATTATCAGGAACTTTGAATAGCTCTAATGTATCATCGAGAAGAGGCAACGCAATTCGTGGATCACAAGGGCGTAGCCCTTCACTATCCATGTATTCAATTGCTGTTTGGCATTCGTTAATGGAGAGTATCGGTGGTTGATCCGCTCTCCATTCGCTCACTGTATGCATTAGCGAGGCCAGATCGACGTCGTTCCCGACCGTCAGAAACCGATTGCTTTTTGTTACGCCCCCACTCAACACCATTTCGGACCCAGGTTTGGAACGCTCTTTCCCAGGCTTTTTTGATACCTCGTTGTCCTGGGATTTCAATCCAGTAGTCGATGAAGTTCTGGACTTGCGCGTCAACGAACTCTTCGTCACTGAATCCGATACATTTTTGACGAGTTGATTCGTCAGGCTTCCAATCTTCTTTGATTCTTGCGCCACGTGCTCTCTCTTTCTTTTCTGTTTTGTTAGTTGTTTCTTTTATGTGGCTCGCTGATGAGCCGCCCAGTGGCTCGCTGGTGAGCCGCGTCACCTCCTTAATGGTGGCTCGTGGGTGAGCCGCGTCGTCTATCGTGGCTCGCTGATGAGCCGCGTCAGACTCTTCCGTGGCCCGTATATGAGCCACGTCAACAATACGATATTCATTAGTACGGTTATGCCCACGCTGTTGTCGCTGTATAAGTCCCGCATTGGATAGCTCATTAAGCGCACGCTTTACGCTAGACAGATGGATGCCTAGTTCTTTTGATAGTGTTTCACGGGAAGGCCATGCACATTCATTCTTACCTATGTGGAATGCTATCCTTGCATACATGAGTTTACTGTTAGCACTAATGTCCGTGCGTCTCATGATCTCCAGTGATATCTGAGCGTACATGCTTTACTCCCTTAGTTTTTGGTATTCAATAAATTGTTCCCAACGGATTACAACAAGGGGGTCTTCTCTATCCTCTACTAATATTAGATAAGACACACCTACCAAGTACTTCTTGATGAGCTTCCAGAATATTAGCTTAGGAGCTCGGCCCTTCACCTCACACCTGTCACCTGTTGAGAGAAGGATGTCTCCTGTGTACTGCCCCCCTAATGCACCGCTTAGAGGGACCCGTTCAGCAGTGATACCCCTGTCCTTTAACTTGTTGACAAGGTTGCGTTCAATACGATTGCCTTTGTCCCTTTGTTTTTTTGCCATGTTTCTTCCTTAGATTATAAAGATAGGGAGCAGTGTCGTCATCATTTTTATATTGGCGGATTAATGGGTCTAACTCATAGCCTTTAATACGCATCCATTCCTTAGCATAGTAGTCCGTTACTTCGTCCCATGAAGTGAAGTACCCTATGTAATGATTAAGAGATTCGCATAAGGAAGGAAGGGTCGTCCCTTCCCTCCTTAACCATGCGACATGTTCGATGGCTATGTCTTCTGCTTGTTGATGCCTATCCATATTGCTGTACTTTATAGGGGGTACCTTGTTTCTTTATAGTTGTATATGTTTTACATAGTACCCTCCAGTATGTATCTATAGACATGTTAATTTCAATCAGGCCATCATCTGAATCCATAGATAAAACTTCAGCTTTATGATTGTATATTGAACGTGTATCGTCCCATTCAAATACAGTGAACACTATGTATCTATTTCCGTTTTTTCTTTTAACTCCATCTCATATTTTTCAGCATCCTTTTGATTAGGAAGTATGTGATCTGGGTCTATATTCATGATGCCTATTTTAATGCTGGGCCAGTCCCTCTCATTCTTGTCAAAGATAATATCTTCCCCTGTCCTTGGGTCATTCGTTTGGTAAAGATTGTCTATGACTGTTGCATCAAGAAGTGCTGCGATTAGCTCTGTGAGATC